ATGCGCATCAACGTCGGGATCGACATCGCCAAGGATGTCCACTGGATCTGTGCCATCGACGCCGACGGCACCGTGCGGATCGACCGCAAGCTGGAGAACAGCCCCGCCGCGATCGACACGCTGGTCGCCGACCTCCGGGCGCTGGGCGGCAGCGTGCGGATCGGCCTCGACGTGATCGGCGGCATCGCCGGCCTGGCCGAGGCCATGCTGGCCGATGCCGGCTTCGAGCTGGTCCACGTCTCCGGCCTCGCCGTCAACCGTGCCCGCCAGGGCACCGCCGGCGGCGAGCACAAATCCGATCCGCGCGATGCCCGCGTCATCGCCGAGCAGGTTCGCATGCGGCAGGACCTCCGGCCGATCGAGACGGCCACCGAGTTGGACATCGAGATCCGCCTGCTCGTCAGCCGGAGACGCGACCTCGTCGTCGCGCAGACCCAGCGCATCAGCCGCCTGCGCGATCTGCTCGTCGGCATCTTCCCTGATCTCGAGCGCAGCTTCGACCTGACCACCAAGGGGCCGCTGCACCTGCTGACGAAGTTCGTCACCCCGGCCGAGATCCGCGACGCCGGACGCAAACGCCTGCTCCGGCATCTCCAGGGCGCGAAGGGTGTCCCCAACCTTGACGCCCTCGCCGACAAGGCGCTTGCCGCGGCCGCCGGGCAGGCCATCAGCGTCCCGGGCGAGCGCATGACCGCGCGCCTCGTCCGCGAGCTCGCCGCCGAGGCGCAAGCCGCCCGCGTCCGCCTCGTCGAGCTCGACCGCGAACTGCAGGAGATGCTCGACCGCCACCCTGACGCGGCCCTCATCCGCAGCCTGCCCGGCATGGGGGTCGTGCTCACCGCCGAACTCATTGCCGAGGCAGGCAGCCTCAGCCGGTTCCGCTCCGCCGACGCGCTCGCCGCCGCGGCGGGCGTCGCGCCCGTGCTGCGGCAGTCCGGCAAGATGCGCTTCCTGCGCCGGCCGACCGGCGGCAATCGTGGCCTGAAGCGGGTGTTCTACCAGTCCGCCTTCTGCTCGCTGGACCACCCCGACAGCAAGGCGTTCTACGACCGCAAACGACGTGAGGGGAAACACCACCACCAGGCCGTCATCGCTCTCGCGCGCCGACGCATCGATGTCCTCTGGGCCGTCCTCCGCACCCGGAAACCCTTCCAAACCGCCTTCAAAACAGCCGCTTGACGGACGCATTAGACTGCCTCCTCAGAGTTATAGAGGACGCCGCGTGTGTGCGGCTGGTAAGCCCAAATGTCCTGAAGGAGCGAACCGGGGCTACGCTCTAGATATTGGCGGTAAGTCGGCAGCGCGCCCGTTTCAGGCGGGGGCAGGTCAAGCAATCCAAGATCAGCAAGTGCATCAAGCTTCTGCAAGGGTGAGAGATTGGGGTCTATGCCGAATGCATTAATCAAATCGCTTGGGATCGCCCAATGGCGCCCTCGCGCTGTAGGATTGTATCCGCGCCAAGGCATGCCGGATTCGCCATGCCGAACTCCGGCCCCATGAACCGAGTTCGTCCAGTACCGCCCCCGTTCATCGCTCTTCTTGAAATAACTGTCTACATGCCCCTTGAGGTAAGGCCGAAACACGGGCCGATGGCGGTAGGCAGGTGACTTGCGATAAAAATGAATAATATCGTGGATTGGACCGAAGCGTTGTGCATTGTTGTGCGACCCAGTGCGACGCCACACAATCTCGTTCAGATAGTTGGTCGGGTCGAACACCGCATCCAGCAGGACTTTCAGATAATGGCTTGCCGTGGGATCGCAGTGCAGATAGAAGGCACCCGTTGGCTTAAGCACTCGGTGCAACTCGACTAAACGAACAGCCATCATAGCGAGGTAGGCCATCATGTCACTCTCGCCGAGTGACTTTCGTAAGGCCTCCAACAAATCGGATAGCCGTGTATTGGGCCCTCTAAGAATTTCGTCGAACGCCTGCTCAGATCCTTCGTTCCAACGCCAAGTGTCCTCGAACGCCTGGCGTTGTGCTGGCGATGCCTGCCCGGACGGAGCACGAAACAGCATGTTATAGGTGGCAGAGGAGTTGAAGGGCGGGTCAAGGTAAATCAAGTCTACTGTTTCATCTCGAATTTCTCGGCGGAGTACATCAAGATTATCACCATAGTACAGCGCATTCGGCACGCTTTCCCCCTTCTTCCACTTTTATGATCCTATCTTGCAATGATTCGATGCGCTGGTCTGCCGGAAAAGTGATCAAAAATTGAAACAAAATTTATCGGATGCTCCTCACCGACACTGAACAGCCCGCTCTGCCAGTCACCGACGGGACAGGTGGCCTACATCACACCGCCACCGCCACCGCCACCGCCGCCCGCCGGTCGCCTTCCAGCACATCGACCGCCGCTCCGAACAACTCGTCATTTCGTTGGCTGATCATTATGATTCCGCAGAGGGCCGCTGGTCCGGTATCCCCACCCCTGGCCTGCCTCGTACCGCCAGGGCACGCGGCCCGGTCTTGGAGCCAGCGGCCCTCACCTGCCGAGGTCCCCGCTCGCACCGACGCAGTGGCTATGCGGCCGTCTTCGCCCTACCTGACCCTCCCGCCAGCACCCCGAAGTGCCGGTCGAGTACCTGGCCAGCAAGAGAGCCCTCACGATGCCCCGTGCTGGATCGGCACGGCGGGGCCCTCACGCGCTCGACTGGGCATCGGGCTCGAATAGCAGCACGCCTCATTTCCTACATCTCGCTGCCAAATTTCTGCCATATGTGTGAGACGGATCATCGATCACGGCAAAAGGCGATGCTGGACTGAGGGGATGGACGCCAAGACTGAGGGGATGGACGCCAAGAAGGCACGCAACCTCCGGGAGGAGGCGCGATTCTGCAGAACGCTGGCCGCACAGATGAGCCTCCGGGCCGATGCGGAGAAGCTCCTTACCCAGGCCAAGGATCTGGAGGACAAGGCGGCAGCCTTGGAAGCCAATACCAGGCAGCCGGAGATGGCAGCCTGAGAGGCCGCCTGTCGAAAGGTTCAGGGAGCCTGACCGGCATGACAGATCCTGACGCACCGAACGTGGTGCATCCGTGGGCGCGTGCTTCGATCTGACGCCTCCTGCGCGAGCAATGGAATCCACTTTTCATCTTAATGATTTATGCTTGCGTCGCGTTCGTATTTCGGGGGACGCAAAAGGTGGAGGCCGAATAGAGAATGCTCGAAGTTAAAATATATGCCGCGTCCGAGTTGTTCGAGGTCCAGCAGTCCGTCCCGTGGGCAGGTAACTTGGCGTCGGCCGATCTGCTCATCAGGTCCATTCAGATTGGGAAAGAGCACAGGAGCGGACCCGGCATCTACGCGTGCTTCTTCGACGGCGCCCTGATCTACATCGGCAAGTTCCTGGGGGTCGAAGGGCGGCCGTTCGGTGGCAACGTCCAGCGGGCACGCTGGGACAAGCACATTGGCACCTTCACCATGGGCGGGCGAAACGTCTCTATCCGCCCTGGCGTGCGGGACCGGGCAATCCGTGAACTCAGCGGCCCGTTGGTAGACCAGATCCGCCAAGCAGACCCTGATATCCTCGCGCTCGACAGAGGCATGGTGGCCGGCTTTGGACGTATTCGATTCGCGGCCCACCACTGGGCGGCGTTCTCGCAGCGTCCCATTCCGGCGCTTGGCAGGTTCCTGTTCATGTACGTCCGGGTCCTGCCGTCAACCGAGTTGCTCGCCGCAGACCCGACCACCATCCGGACGGCCATCTCCGCCGCGGAAGGAGAGCTGATCAAGGCGCTAAGGCCCGTGTGCAACGGCGGCAGCGACCGCGAGGTGCCGCTGCCCCAGGTTGGCCCCAACCACGTCGAGGGGCGCATCATCGCCGTGCTCGAGCAAGCGTTGAAGGGGGTGCTGACTGTGCCTGGCGCGCCAGTCGCCTCGCAGGACATCGCCAACAGGGAAGGAGCCCGCATGAGCACCGCCAGCCAGTCTCCTCTGGCCACCGATGCGGAGGATGCGCCCAGTTACGAAGAGATCTTTCTGAACAAGCTGAGCGACGAAGCCCGCGATTTTGTCGAAGAGTTCCGCGCGCGTGTCGGCGACCGCTTCCAGGTTTATTTTACTGGCACAGACAATGGTGACATGCGGGTTCGTAGCGATCTGCCGAAAGGCCGCCAGCGCGTGCTGATGACGGTCAAATGGCGACCGCGACCGGAGCAGCCCGCCCTGCTCTGCGATGCGCTTGCGCTCCCGTCAGAATGCTCGGGATGTGGGCTTGCCGATGTTGAAGCATCAACCGATCAGGTGATGAAGAGCCGCTTCCCAATTGCTCCCGTCCTTGATCAGGTGGACGCGCTGATCTGCGTTCTCCATGCCTCTGAGCGACGCGCGCAGCAACTGGCGTGAGAGTGTCAGCTTGGTCGGGTGGCGGCCGCGAATTGCGGCAGCGCCCGGCCAGCGCGTTTCACCGCCGCTACGCTGGCTGACGCCTGGACCTGCCGTTCTGCGTTAACTCGCCTGCGCAGGAGATGAACAGGGCCTCGCGCAACATCCTAGCGTAGCGATCACGTAACGAGGCTGGCGCTACGATCGTCACACCCGCTCCCCAGGTGAACAGGTGCCACGCCATCTCGAGCTCGCCACCCGCCGTGAAGGCGACCTCAAGAGGGCCGTCGGGCAGTTCCCGCTTCCGCTCCGTTGGATGAAAGTGGTGCTCTCGCGCATCAGCCGCGATATTCGGAGAGAAGCGCCAGATCACATCGAAGGACTTCTCCTGGTAAACACCGAAACCCGGCCACCCCGCTAATCCAGCGCGAATTTCAGCAGCCTGCTAGGCATTTCCATATCAGGGAGCATTCGATGCCCAAGACAATCACCCGGCATGGCATGCCACCGGCATAGCAACATGGCGACAGCATACCCTAGCGCCATCCTCTACCCTTCCCGCCCCTGAAGGCCTTGCCGCCGTGTTTCAAAAGAGGCACCGTGTAGATGCGGGCCGCTGGTCCGGTGTCCATCCCCCTGGCCTGCTTCGTGCCGTCAGGGCACGTGGCCCGGTTTTGCAAGCCGGAGGCTCGTACCACCCGCACAGCCGCCCAGGTCACACAATCGCCTCCCCGGCCGCCCGCCAGCAGGCCGGCCACCGCGTCAGGGCCGGCTTCCTCGGCCGCCGGGTCCGCGAGAGTCAGCCCCTCACCGCACCAGCTCCCTCACCCGCGCCAGCCGCGACCGGCAGTCCTCGCCAGCGTCGGCCAGGTCCACGATCCAGCGTGCCAAGTCAGCGTCGCTCTGGAGCGCCTCGGGCGGCTCCGGCTGGGGCTGGCAGTGGAGCAGCTCGGCCGGGATCTCCGGGCGCTCCACCTGCACCCGGGTCAGCGGCTCGGCGCAGCCCGTCCAGAGCGGCGCGCACAGCAGGAGCATCCACACAGGCGGTGGTCGTCGGCGCGGCATCGATCGCCCTCCTCACAGCAATGGTGCGTGCGGCACGGGCCGCGATGTCCTGGGCCAGGCCGCTGAGCGCGGCGATGGCCTGGGCCCGCTCCTCGCGGATCAGCTCCACGGCGCGCAGATTCGCCTGCACGGCCGCGATGGCCCTGGCCTCCCGGGCCTCCGCGGCGATGCGGCCGCCGCGCTCGGCGAGGGCCCAGGTGGCGGTGGCCAGCAGCAGGACCACCGCGCCGGCGATGGCATAGAGGCGGGGGGTCATCGCAGGCCGGACGCGGCCATCGCCGCCCGCCAGCGGGCGACGCTGGTGACGTAGCCGGTGGTCTCGCGGGCGTTGCGCTCACCGGTGACGGCCGGCAGGCAGGGGGCGATCTCCGCCCAGTCGCGGGCCCCATGACACCGGGCCTGCGCGCGGAGGATGTTGCCGGCCCCGGCATTGTAGGAGGCCTGCGCCAGGCGGTGCCGCTCCATGAGCGGCCGTGGTGTCGTCCAGCCGCGGGCCAGCTTGGCCATGTAATAGGCGCCAGCATGGATCGCGACGTCGCTGTGCGGGCTCAGGCCGACCAGCCCCAACTCCCGCGACACCTCGCGCCAGGTCGCCGGCATGAACTGCGCCAGGCCGGCCGCGCCGACGGGCGAGACGGCGTCGGGTCGGAGCCGTGATTCCTGGTAGAGCTGCGCCTTCCACCACAGCCAGTCCGGCCCCGTCGGCCAGTAGCGTTCCGCCGCCTGCCGGATCTGGCGGTCATAGCGGTCCGGGAAGAGCGTGCCGGCCTGGGCGCTGCCGCAGGAGACCAGCAGCCCGAGCAGCAGGCAGATCGCCACGAAGCGCAGACCATAGTAGAGCGCGGCGGCGAGCGGCGCCTTGGCAACCCCGGCGATCACCTCGCGGAATTGCAGCCCGGCGCGGTGGTCCAGCCAGCGAGAGAAGTAGAGCGCCGCCAGCACGCCAGCGATGGCATAGGCGAATTTCAGCGCCATCGCCGTGACGACGAAGTCTTCCATCAGAGCCTCCTGGGGGGATTTGGCCTTGCTTCGGCCACGATGAATCTATTACAGTTACATCGTCCGCAGTTTTCGGACTGCGGGCATTGTGCTCAGAATCTGGTGCACGGACCCCCGCCGCGTCTCGACCCCGCGGCGGGGGTCTTTTCGTTCAGCCCAGCGCAGGCGCGGCACCGCGACCGGATGCCGCCTTGTCCCGGCCATCACGGATTTGTTACGGTTCCGTTTGCCAGAGGTCCAAAAACTCTGACCCACGCGCAACTCGGCCCCTGCCGCTTCCTGTCATTGGCGGCAGGGACCCTTTTCGTCAGCGTCCGCGCCAGTAGACGGCCAGGCCGGCGGCCATGACGACGAGCGCAGCCGTGGTGGTAGCCTTGATGACGGACTGCCAGGCCGTTCGCTTCGCCTCGCGCCAGGCATCGAGCAGACTGCGCAGCTCGCGCACATCGGCGGCCGCATCGTCATCATGCAGCCCGACCTTACGCAGCGCGGCGCGGGCGCCTTCCTCCGCAGCCTCGGCCAGCATCTTCCGCAGCTGCGCATCGGTCAGGGTCGTGGTGCCCGGATCGAGTGGGGGCATGGCAGGACTCCAGCATGACGGGCGCGGCTAATGGCCGCGGGGAATGCAGAGGAATGCGCGGCTACAGCCGCTCGACCATGCGGAACTGGCGCCGTGCCAGGCTGTAGGCGACGTGCTCTGACACGGCCTCCTCGCCCGCCGCGTTGACGGCACCCCAAATGCTGCGCCGGTTGCGCTCGCTTAGGCTGAGCGAAAGCTCCGGGATCCACAGCGCGTCGCCCGCCGCGCCAAGCTTCTCCACCAGCTCGCGATGTGCGCTGTGCAGCTCGCTATTCGCGGCGATGGGCAGCGTGAATGTCACCGTCCTCGGATTCGCCACGGCCCGCGTCGGGAACTCGGCACCCGTGAATGGATTGCGGTCGCGCCGATCGAGGATCAGCCGCCCCTCGCGCACGCCATACTCCATGGCCCACCGAGGCCGCCACAGCGGCCCCGCGACGACGCGGCCAACGTCGATATACGGCAGCGAGCCATCGGAGAGGTCCATCCGGAAATACTGGCCGGATGCCGAGGCGGGGCTCACCAGGATGACATTGCCGCCCGCATCGGGCCCCGTCTCGGCGAGGATCGTACCGCTGTCATACTCGGCGATCGGCGTGAGTCGGCCGTTCCACAGCGCCACGTCGCCGCCTTCCGGCCCAACAAAGGTGAACATGTACATGGCATAGGTGCCGGCGACGCGGTTGAGGAACTCGACGCTGAGGTCTGCCTCCCCGGTCAGCGGCAAGGCTGACATAGAAAGGTTCGCCCGCGTGGTTCCAGTGCCGTCGTGGTAGACGGCGGAAATGATCTGCCCCGTCGTGCCGCTGCCGGCGACACGCATCGCCCGGACCGTCCAGCGGTAGCGAACATTCGCCGCGAGGGTGACGTTGCGCTGCACATAGGACTGCGATGTTGCAGAATTACGGTAGACTGGGACGCTGGAGCCGTCCGCCGCAGTAGCGGAGCCGACCCGCATCGTGTTCGGGCCGATAGTTGCGCCCTCCGTGTTGTCCAGAGAATAGCTGGTCGGTTCGGCGAAGCTCTCCAGCGCGCCGACGCGCCAGCGCACGGTGGCGGCCGGCGTCAGGTTGGTCGAGAGCAGCGCCAGGCAATCCACCGCCGCGCTTGCCCGCAGGTCCACCGTGAGCGAGGCGGCGCTGGCGAGCAGCCGGGCACGGCGGCGCGGCTGCGGGTCCAGCAGGTTCTCGACCGGCATGGCGGCCGGCACTGGCACCGACGCGGATAGCCCCGCCTCTGCGGTGATCCGGTTGTCGTAGAGGAACGCCCCTGGCATCTCAGACCCCCACCAGAGTGATCTCCAGCCGCCGGCCGCCGAGGCTCTCGCGCCAGGCCATGACGGTGCCGGTGAGCCCGCCCTCCAGCCCATAGGCCGGGTAGGTGACGCGGCCGATGTGGCCCAACTCGACCTGGCCGAGATAGCGGTCGGTCGTCACCGTCACCGCACGCGGACCTGCCGCAAGCCAGTCGCGCATCTTGTCGGCCCGCGCCTGCGCCGCCGTGGCGTCCGCATAGAGCCCCCGCAGGCGGAGCACCCGCTGCTGCGCCACGCGGGAGGTGATGGCCGTGGACGCCGCGATGGCCACGGGGGCCTCCTGCGCCTCCAGCCGGCGCCGCTCATCTGCCGGAACCGCACCAGCGACGCTGGAGAGCGGTCGCCAGTTGCGTCCCCACTCCACCTGCACCTCGCGCGGCGTCGGCCGCAGCGTGGCTGGCAGCGCCACAGGCTCGCAGTCGATGATCCACTCGTGGCCTAGCTCGAACTGCGGCGCATCCACGGCCAGCGGGTCGAACAGCCGGATCTTGCCGGCGCGCCCGCCTGCCAGCACGGCACCACAGCCGGCAAGTATCTCCTCCACTGCCGCAACAGCCGTGATCGGCTCTGCGCCGCGATACCAGCCGATCTCGCCCGGCAGGTCGTAGTCCGCGAGCGCCCAGGCAGAGGCGTCGATCTCCGCATCGGCGATCTGGGGCCCCAGCACCCGCAGCAGCCGGCGCAGGATGGTGGCAGTGGTGTTGACGTAGCCGCCTACCGCATCGCCGCGAAGATCGGCCGTCACCTCGCCGTCCGGGCTGCTGCCGAGTTGAAACATGCCGAGCGCCGGCCAGTCGCGGTACTGCCCGACCCCAGGCGTACCAGGCACAGCCGTCTGCGCCACGCCGCGGATCCGGACCGCATCATGCGCCACGATGGCGCGCCAGTGCGTCTGATAGGTCGGGAGCGTGCCGGCGCCCAGGTCCACATTGCCGAGGAAGACGGGCTGCACATTGAACAGGCTGCCCATCGCCACCGGGCGAGGCTTGCCGGTCAGATCCTCGCCGCCCTCCAGACCACCCGTGCCGGCATAGACATGCGGCTGCAGCGGCGCGTCCAGGCGATCCGCGATATCGCCCAGCGCCAGCCGCGCCCGCATTCCCGCGGCCCGCTCCACGCTACGGACCGAGCCGGCGAAGACCAGCGGCGCATCGGCCAGGGCGGTGCCGAGATCCGACGCCTGCGGGTCCAGCACCGGCACGCTGCGCAGCCGCGCCGCGCGCCCGTCCGCGGTGCCGTAGCGCGCGAGGTCGGCGGCCCAGCCGTCGCCGTCCCACAGATCGATCTCGGCCACGGTCAGCCCGACCCGGCCACCGAATGCGAGCGCGTCCATCGCCGACTGGCTAAGCTCCACGTCGCCCAGGATGCGGGCCTCCCAGACCGTATTCGGCGGGTCGTCCGTGGGGCGACTGGCATAGGCCGCCGTCGCCAGGCGCAGGATGGAAATCCCCTGCGGGCTGGCGAGATCGTCCGGCAGCCAAGCCAGCGGCCAGGCGCCAGGCGCCTCGAATGCCTCAAGCATCGGCGCCTCCCGCGGCGCGCGCCTCGATCTCGACCAGGATCACGGCCGCCCGTGGCTCACCGCCGGCTATCAGCGTCGGCCGCTCGGCAAGCCCCTGCTGCTCGGCCCAGGCCGGCAGGGTCGCCAGCGGCAGCACGGCCGCCGCATCCCAGGCTTCCATGGTCAGGGGGCCAGGATCACGTCAGGATCGGCACCGATGCCGGCCAGCAGCGCCCGCGCTGAAGGATCGTCGGCGGCGATCTCCACTGCAGCGTCCCAGCGCAGCTTGGTGATCGGATCGGCCGCCAACGCAGCCAGGGCCGCGTCCGCCTGGCCGGCGGCGATCAGGCGGTCCACGATCAGCAGCTTCGGGACGTAGCGCGGCGGCGCCGGCAGTGGCGCGGGCCGCGACGCCTCGAACTCCGCGATCTCCGCCTCGGTCATCTCAACCGCGATGCCATCAACGATACGGATCATGCGCGCCTCCCATGCAGCACCACCGTGCCGCTTGTCAGGTTGCCCGCGGTCGCCACCAGACGGATGGCATTCACCAACCCGTTCGCCGCGCGCACACCGCTGTACCAGCCGGACACGTAGGCGGTGTTGGTGCTGTTCACGAGTATGCTGGAGCCCCGCACCGCGCGGGCGAAATCGCCGGCAGCGCCCGGCGAAATCTCGATCGCGCCCATGCACTTCGTGCCGGCCAGTCCGACGGCGCTGAGCGGGATGAAAGAGGAGGCCCCCGCCTCGCTGTAGCTGCCGCTGGTGCCGGAGTTGAAGCTCAAGGCATAGGAGTAGTCCGCGCCCCCCGCCGCGAATGTGCTTCCGCCATCGGTGGAGGTGCGCAGCACAAGCTGCGCCGACGCGGCCAGGACCAGGTTTTCCCATTCCAGCAGGAAGCGGCTGAATCCGGCCGGCAATGTCAGGTCCACTGCTGCGGCGGCGCTCACCGTCACGGCCCGAAGCTGCCGCCAGCCAGGTGCGGCCCCGACTGCCTCCCAGCCGCCGCCGACGCGCAGCAGCTCGCAACCCTCACCGGGCGGCAGCACCAGGGTGGTGACACCGCTCACCGTCTCGGCGCCATTCGGGTCGATGGTCAGGTTCGCGGTGCCGCTGTTGCACACCACGAGCGATGCGCCGGGCGGCACCGAGGCCACAGCCGGCAGCCCCAGCGTGGCAGCACTGCTGCCGGTAAACACCGCCACGCCGCCCAGATCGGCCAGCCCCGCGGTGATGGAGGCGCTGAAGGTCCGCGGCTCCCGCTGCCCCGGCAGCAGGGCGATGAACACATCCTTGGTGCCGGCGGGCAGGCTGACGAGGGCGTTGCTATTGGAGGAGGCCAGCACTGTGGCACGGGTCAGCGAACCCGGCGAACCACCGTCGAAATCGCCGAGGCCGATCTCGTAGCCTGTGGCCCAGGAGATCACGTACAGCACCCGCCGGGCGCCGGTGCCGTAGGCTTGCTGAAAGCTGCGGGCAGTGGCGGAGGCCGCGTTCAGAACCAGCGTGCCGGTGCCGGTTGTGTCGGTGCTCTGCTTTACGCGATAGGCAGGCAGGGGCATGGAATGGTCCTCTGGTCAGGCGGCCCGGCGCAGAATGGCTTCGTTCTGGGAGGCCACGCGCCTCATCACGCCAATGAGTTCCTTGAGCAAAAAGCCGTGTTCCTCTCGGGTTAGCTGCAGCATTTCGGCGATCTGATCCGTCCCGCGCGCCTGCGCCTCGAACCACCGGGCGAGGCCGGCGGTATCAGCATCCGGCGCGTAGCGGGTCAGGGTGCTGGCGACGTCGGCGCTGAAGGCGGCGAACCGCTCCGACGTGCCGAGGAAATCCCGAGCCACGGGCAGAACCATCTGCGCCACGCGCGTGTATTCCGCGAGCGCACCGGCCTCGCCCATCTCCAGCGCCCGGCGCGCCGCGTTGAGCGACTGCATCGCGGCGAAATAGCGCGCCTCCGGGCTGAGGCCGCCAAGCTCGCCGATGGTCATCTGCTCCAGCAGGCTGCGCGCCGCCTGGGTGCGTTGCTGCTCCAGCGCCAGGGACTGCTCATTGTACCGCTGCTGGATCGCCAGCCGCTCGGCCGCGTGCACCTCCTCCAGCCGGGCGATCTGCGCCGCGGTATCCTCGGCGGTCAGCGCCCAGTCGCGAAGCTGCACCTCCCAGGCGGTCCGCTCCTGCTGCGCCTGCAGGTCGAAGACGATCAGGTCCGCGGTCAGGCCATCGCCGCGGGCACGCGCCAGGCGGGCATCCAGGTTGCCCAGGGCGATGCTGATCGCCTGCTGCCGCTGCTGGGCCAGCTCCTCGCCGGCCCGGCGCCATGCCTCCACCAGGGCGTCGGTGCCGAGATGGAGCCGCTGCGCCTGCTGGATCGCCGCCTCGTACTGCGCGTTGAGGGCCTCGATCTGCTGCGTGTACACCGCCACCGGCTCAGTCGCCTGGCTGAGGGTGTCGTACACGTCCTTGATCCAGGTCAGGTCCGCCAGCGCGGTGTCGAGAGACTCCCAGTTCAGGAAACTGCCGGCCGCGATCTGTGCCTCGGACAGCCTGCCGCCATTGGTGGCCGCCGCGACCTTGGCCAGCCCCTCCATGGTGGACTCGATGTTGCTGTAGTCCACCCGGTCAAGCGCCGCCCGCATGACGCCGGGCAGGTCCAAGGACCGCACGATATCGAGGACGATATCGCGGGCCATGCCGCGCTGCCCATCCTGGTCGCGCGAATAGTGGCGGGTCGGGCCATCGTTGAAGCGCGCGGCGATGCCGTCACGGTTGCCGACATCCACCGTGACGGCACCGTAGATCCGCTGGCCGAGCAACTGCTCCAGGTTCTGGGAGATGCTGTAGATGCTCTGCGCTATGGATCGCGCGGCGTCGCGGTTCTCCTGCGAGAATTTGGCGCCTTCCTGCCCAAAGACATAGATGGAGCCGTCACCGAGGCCGATAGTGGCAGAGCCGGTCTTGTTGCTGGGCTTGGCTCCGGGCAGCAGCGCGCCGATGATGCTGAGCACGGCGGCGGCGATCCAGCCGTAGACGGGAATGCTGGCCAACGCGCTGGAGGCCGATATTAGGCCCGCGCCAACACCGGCAGAGATGGCGCCGGACGTTGCCCCGATCGCGCCACCAAGGGCTTGCGTGTAGCCCCCGATACCGCCGCGGTTCAAGCCGCTATAGAGGCCGTAGGCCCCGCCTGCGATGCTGGCCGCGCTGCCGAGGGCATTGCCGACCGTAAAGGACGGCTGCGCGGACAGTCCAGCAGCGCCGCGGAACGCAGACTCCCCGGCAGAGACAGACATGGACGAAAGCGGAGCGTTCAGCGCGCTGTCAAGAAAGCCGATACCCGTGCCGACCTGTGCGCCGGGCGTGAACACGTTCCCGAGCGAAGCCAGGCTGTAGCCATCAGCGCCGAACAGACCGAACCGGCTGCCCAGTCCATACAGACTGCTGGCCTGACTGGCGTAGCCCATGAGACCCGGGCCATTACTGCCAGCAATTATCCGCCCATCAGAAGTGATGGTAGCCGCTGTGGTGGCTAGCCCTCCGCTGCCATAGAAAGAATTCACAATGGGAGCGACAATCGGCCGGATAATCGCTTCCGCCGCTATGCGCCCCATCAACGACTTGAAGGTCCGCCAGAACACGTCCAGCATCCCCTGCCAGCCGTCCTTGTTCTTGTCGAACAGGTCGGCGAAGCGATCCGCGCCGTAGCGGACGATGCTGTCGGTGGTGCTGTCAGCCTGACGCTGCACGCGCTCCCAATACCGCTGCTCCTCCTTCAGCCGCCGCTCGCGCCATTCATTTTCGGCATTCTCCAGCTCCTCCAAGGCGCGCTGCGCCTCGCGCTGGATGGTCTCGATCGGGATCGGACGGCCGGCCTGCTCGGCGCGCTGCACAAGGTCAGCCAGCCGCTCCATCCGGCGCTGATACCGCTCGTAGGCGGTCTCATTCTGCTGGATGAGGGTCTGACGCTCCCGCAGAAGCTCGTTGAGCTCCTTCTGGGCGCGTATCGCCGCCTGCTCTGCCTCGCGCTCCTGGCGCTGCCGCTGCTCCCGGTAATACTGCGCCGCGACATCTTCCATGAGGGGGTCGCGCGCGAACGGGCCGGATGGCTCGTTCACCGCCGCGCGGGCGCGGTCGATGTCGCTCTGCATCTCCCGCACGACGCGCGACTGCGTTTCCAGGTCGGCGCGCAGCACGGCAATGCGCCGCTCGTACTCCGCAATCGTCCTGTCGAGCGCGCGCGCCGCCAGGCCGCCGCCGGACATTTGCGCGCGCTGCTGCTGCGCGCGCGTCAGTTGCTCCTCCAGGAGCATGAGGTTGCGGCTGGCCTGCTCAATCGCAACCTGCGCCTGTTCCTGGACGGCACGGCGAGACTGAACCACCAGGTCCGCCTGCTCGCGGCGCAGGCGCGCGACACGCTCAGCCTGAGTCTCCAGCAGGCTGGTGAGGGCCTCGGTGCCCTGCACCCAAAGCCTGTTGGCCTCCTCCACCCGCTTGGTGGCGTCCTCCAGGCTGACCATCTGCGCAACAACGGCGCCAATCGCCAGGGCGACGCCTGCCATGGCACCGCCAGCGCCGAACATGCCGAGGAATTGGCTGCCCTGCTGCGCGATCGCCGTGAAGGCGTTCGTGCCCATCTGGAGCTGGATCACCAGGTCCTGGAGCTGCGGCCCGGCTGCCGCCACCACCTGGCCGAACCGTGCATGCGTCTGCGCGGCCTGGTTCGCCGCCTGCGCCTGGCGGGAGAGTTGGGTCGTCGCCCGATCCGTGGCTGCCTGCGCCCGATCCATGGCAGACGCCAGTTGCGGCGACGCCAGCAGCAGGCGCTGCCAGGCGGCGGCCAGAGCCTCGTTGTCCTTCACCGCCGCAGCCATCTGCGCGCGGAACTGCTCCAGGCCCTCGGCCTGGATGCGGAAGGAATAGGTCTGAGCCATCAGGCAGCGACCCTACGGCTGGTGATGTTGGAGAGCGCACGGTCCATCAGCGCCGGCATCTGCGCCTGGGCCTCGCGGAGGATCGCATCCGGGTCGAACACGCGCGGAATGCGCACAGTGCGGACCAGCACGAACATGGCGATGAAGTCCTCCCCGAGGGCCGGCTGCACCCGGGCGCGGGATTTCGCGGCCTGCGCCCGGCGGTCCTTCGCCGTCAGCAGGCCGCGGCGCGTGCGGCTGGAAGGCAGCGCCAGGACACCGATCGAGGCGCCCCGCCGCTTGTGGTTCGGGATGTAGACGAGCGTGGGGAAATCCTTCGGCTGCAACAGTCTGCCGCGGCCGTCGCGCTGATTGTGCAACGGGATGGCGAGGGCCTTGCGGTGGCGCACGGTGATGACCGCGCCCTCCGCCATCTGCCGCAGGATCACCTCGGCATTGGAGCCGCGCGGGAAGATCGACCCGGCCGGCGCATAGGCGAGCCGTGACCCGCGCGGATACACCTCGGCGCCGATGATGTTCGGCAGCCGGCGGCTGGTGCTGCGGGCGCGGATCTCCTCCCGCATCCGGGCCAGGGCATAGGCCGTGGCGCCGGCAACGGTGCCTTTCAGCGCCGCCAGCAAGTCACTAGTGGCAGCGCGCACGGCATCAGCCGGCATACCGCCGGAGACGGCGATCCGGATGGGCATTCGTTGCACTCTCGATTTGCAGGCTGCTAACGTCGCCGGTCGTTTCGACCGGAGGTTGATCTATGCGATTCAGCTTCGCTCTGCTCGCTGCCCTCTGTGCCTGCTCGACGCCGTCGGTGCCGCCCATGACCCCGGCCGAAATGGCCGCGTGGGAGAGAGCGAAAGCCGAGGCGGCGGCTCAGGAGGCTGCGTTGGCGGCGATGACGCCAGAGCAGAGGAAGGCGGCGGTGGAAGCCATTAACCAGGAGCTGCGGGCTCGTAGCGCCAGAGCAGCCCAGGCCGAAGCCTACTGCCGCTACCAAGGGCAACTGGCCGCCGCAAACGCCTCTGCCAGCTTCGTCGGCTCCATGTTCGCCGAAGCGCGGGCGCAGCGGGCCTGCCTGGACTACATCAACGCGACCGGGCAACTGCCCCACTGACTCTACCTATATGATGAGGGCGGCCCGCAGGCCGCCCCGTCTCTCGCTACGCCGCGCCTCCGGCCAGAGCGACGATATCCTCCGCCAGCCGGTAGGCCATCCACTCGTGAAGATCGGCATACTCCTCCACGGTGCCGCCGATCTTCGCCACCACATCATGGCGAATAGCCGCCATGAGAGCCGCAGCCTTCGCCCAAATCCCGGCCAGCGTGGTCGCGGGGAGTTCGCTCACCCGCTCCTGCGCCCTGTGCCAGCGCTGGATCGCAGCGTCCCCGACCTCATCCGGGACGTCATCCGCCGCGTTCAGCGCCATGAGCTGGCGGTAGCTGGCCTGTAGCTCTTCGCAGGCGGCCAGCAACTCCGCATCCGGGCTCACCGCCGCGACCGCCGGCATGGCGGCCACGACAAGGGCAGCCGGGGCGGCCAGCGCCGCCCGGCGGGATAGGGAGGGCATCACGCAGCCTCCTTCACAGCCGGCGGCAGAAGCTTGGCCAGCTTCGCCAGCCCCCTTGGGGTCACGCGCACCTGCTCCGTCGTCTTTTCTGAGCCATCGGGGCGCAGGATCGTGGTCACCTTATGCACCAGATCGCCGGAGGCGATCCGGGATTGGTAAGCGCACCAGTGGTCGGAACCAGTCCGGCGGTAGATCCAGCCGTGCTGGCTCAGGTAGCTGAACAGATCCTTCGGACGGACCTGAAGGGCCTTGGCTGCGTCGGTGATGCAGTGGGAGCCATCAGCCCCAGCGATCCGGTCCAGAGCCTCGGCCTTCGGCTCCAGAACGGCGATCTTGGCCTGTGCCTCCTCCAGCTTCTTGCCGGCGATGAGTAGCCCGCGGGCCATCATCTCCTCGTCGGTCATCACCGCCTGAACGGGGGCCGCCTTCGCCCGGCGCTCGCACTCGATGAAGTAGAGGCGCGCCCGCTTGCCCTCGGCGTTCCGCTCGACCATGGCCAGTTCCTTCGCCATGTCGAGGGAGAGGTGGTATTCCGTGGTCCGCTGGGGCCGGGCTTTTGCGCTCCCCGAAACTGGGGAGCTCAAACCTTCGCTGACCACATAGTCCCGCCCCTCCTCGAACCCGTAGGCTGCGATGCGGTCCTTCATCCAGGTGGAGAAGTCCTTCCCCACCTTTAGGAAGGCGTGGAGGGTGCGGCCGTCCACAGTCTGGATCAGCTCCTCACCAATCTGCGCTTGGGAAACAGGCAGCAGTTGCCCTATATCGTCATTGCTCACGATCCGCTCCTCTACAGCGGGTTGTGGATAAGACCCCTTTGCCCGCGCCAACGGGCTTGGGATCGGTTGGCGGTGGGGCGCCGGCCTAGGAACCTGTCCCCACCGCCATTTTGCCGCCCGCCGAAGCGGGGCGGCTTTGCTGTTCGGCCTCCAACCCCCTCAGGGCAAGGCGCCGGATGACCTGTGATCGGTCTCGGATTCGCTGGGCGAACCCCCAGGAATCGAGCCGCTCTAACTCTTGCTCATCAAAGGGGGCGTAAACCCGACGAAACGCCCCTCCTTTATCAGCCCGCTTGGGCACATTCCCCTCCCATTCGCAATCTCCTTGACTGACACGCACTGCATCAGTCGTGCAAAAAATCGCTCAGGGCAAGGCGCTCGTCAAGGCCGTTTTGCACTCGTAGCGCAGTGCGCTACCGTGCGTACATGATACGCAGGGGACATCAATGAGTGCAGAGCGGAAGCGTGCGAGCAAGTCAGAAACGCTAACGATTCGGCTGGACCAAAAGGCAAGATTTGCGATTGAATTTATCGCAAGGCTGCGTGGCCAGAACATCACCACAGTTATTGAGCGGGCAATTCGGAACGAAGCAGACAAAGAACGCCTTGGCCCCCAAGGGGAAAGGGGATGGTTAGACTACTGGCATGTGAGCGAAGGCATTCGCTTTCTTCAGGTTGCTATGGATGAAGATTTACACCCAACATTTGAAGAAGATGAGATTGTAGATTTTGTTAGAACTCATTGGCAATTTTTTGCTTTAAACTCCCATTTCAGTGCCTTTAATCAGTCCTATATCGACATTCTTTGGCCGCGAATACATGAATTCGTGCAGCATTGGCGCGACAATAAAGCCGTTGATCGCTGGGCTACTGGAAAGCTGATGCAGGATGCCCTCCGAGCTGCCAAAGAACGTCCACCCGAATGGCCTCCCCAGCCGCCGCAGCCTTCTTCCCGGAAGCTTCAACTCGACGACGACATCCCCTTCTGACCCCACCCCCGAATGAGCCTGATCCACAACGAGCGGACGAAGCTACTGGCGAACTGGTTGGACCGGACCTCCACCGCCTTCCTCACGGTCGGGGTCGTGGCGCCCTGGGCCGGCTATCTCCTGGGCGGTGTCCAGCCCCAAGGCGGGTTCTGGGTCGTCGCCGCCATGGCCGGCGTCTCGATTCTCGTGGCGCTGGCCCTACATCTTGGGGCAAGACGGGTACTCGGAGGGCTCAAGCCGTGAACGAATACGCCATCCTGACCATCGCCGCGATGCTCACTGTTGGCGTCATCGGCTGGGTCGCCGTGCTGCTGCACGAGCGGAATACCCGCCGCCAGGACCGCGCTGGGCGCTGAGCCCCTACCACTCCCGCCTCTCCTGCCGCTCCTGCCGCTCCCAGGCCCGCTCCAGCCCCGCCAGCAGATTGAAGGCCGCCATCAGCCAGGCGGCTTGGTCGTTGATGCCGCCGGCGTCTGGCAGCGGGCCGGTCGCCATGCCGCCCTTGTGCCGCCAGTAGAGCCGCACCGCATGCTGCGCCCCCGGTGGCACCACCAGCCGCGGGTTGCGCCGCCACTGCATCTCGGGCTCGTCCTCGCCCGCCTCCGGTATCACCCAGAGGCCGCCCCCGGGCGGACGGACGCCGCCCGCAAAGTCCCGCGGCGAGCGCAGGACCAGCAGGGCGGCCCTCAGGCTTTTCCCTCGACCACTCCCGGCCGGCGCAGCTTCTCCGCCCTCTCGGCCAGCGTCCGGATGTCCAGCTCCGGCAGCTCACGCAGCATACCCTCGGTGACGCCGCCCTCCGGCCAGGGCGGCAGGCCATCGCCCTCCCAGCCGGTCAGGCAGATGCGGACCAGGCGGGCCATGCGCTCCCAGGCCGCGCGCTCCAGTGCCGCGCGGGCTTTGGCGACCTCCGGGTCATCCTTCACCTGCGCCTCGGCGACCAGGCGGCGGCGATGCGCGCGCAGCACCTCGGTCTGGGCGCGGCGCATCTCCATGCGCCAGGTCGCCATCGCCTCCGGCGGCTCCTCCGGATGCGGCCGCGTCACCGCCACGGCCGTCATCTCGGCATCGGCCTCCTCATGCGCGTCCACCGCGGCGATGTGCCGCTCGGCCTCGCTCCCGAGCTTGCGCTGCAGCGCCTGGCGCACGGTCTCGGCGAACAGCGCCGGACCGCCATGCAGGGCGCCGGCGTCCGCCTCGGCAAGCGCCGCGGCCTCGCCAAAGGTCACGGGGCGGAGCGTATAGCGCCGCCCGCCGATCTCCACGGTCTCGCGCTGGCCGATGCCAGTTACATGCGTCTCGCTCATGATGCCTCTCAGAAGCAGGCCAGGAACAGGCTGGCGTTGGGCTGATCCGGCGCGAGCGCGATTGCGTCCACGCCAAGCTCGTTGCGCTCCTGCGGCTGCAGGTCCACGACCTGGGCAGAGGGGCAGGAGACGGCGAAGCGGTTGCCGGCGACCGAGCCCCAGATCGCCGCGAAGGGCATGGACAAACCGGCCCGGAAAGCGCTCGCGCGTGTCGGCGTGTTGGTCGTATGCGAGAACGGATCGAGCGTGATCCGCGGCGCCGCGCCCGTGATGATCGGCGCGTCGAAGCCCTCGCCGGCCTCCGGGTTCTCCGGATAGTTGGTGCGCACGCCCATATCCAGATTGGCCGTGGCGCAGGCCGCCAGCACCCGGTTGAGCTGCGACAGCCCATTGGCCCAGCGCGGCGGCTGGCGGGTCAGCGGCGTGTAGTTCGAAGGCAGCGATGCCGCCTCGGCGATAGCGGCCACCATGCCGGTCAGGCGCACGGTCAGCGTCGCATAGCGCCCGGCCGCAAGGCCGATGGAGAAGCTACCGACACAGCCCAGGATCTTGTGCCGCAGCCCGTCCTCATAGGCGTAGCAGGTCAGGCTCTTTTCCTGGCTATCGTCACTGGTCGGGCTGTAGAGCACATTGACCGGGATCTGCAGCGTGGTGGCGGTGGAGAGCACCGGCGAGTAGGTCTTCGCCAGGGAGATGACCCGCCCCGTCGTGTAATCCAGCACCACATCCGTGCTGCCCGCCGCCGGGTTGCCGGTCAGCAGGATCGGCATGCCGCGGTATTGCTGCGCCGTGTTCCCGAAAGGCGACGCCGCGGTCACGGTGGTCGCCGTGCCGGCTGAGGCCGCGGTCGGGGCGCCGACAGCCGCGGCCGTCACCGTCTCCACCATACGGCACGCCTGGAGCAGCTTGCCCCATTCCGGAGGGGTGCCCGGCGCGCCGGAGCCGGCCATGGGGACAGTGAGGGTGATCTCGGCCCGCATGCCGCCGGGGATGGGCGGCGCGTCCTCATAGGCGCCGCGCTGCACGGGATTGGGCTGCTGGTCCTGCTGGAACCGGATGTCAGCCTGGCAGGTCACCCAGTCGTTGGCCGACGGCGTGCTGTTGATGGCATCCATGCCCCTGGTGGTTTCGATCTTGAGCGCCACCTGGGAGAGGCGCGTGCGGACGTAGTTGCTCATGACGGCTTACTCCTCAGCCGGCTCGGGCGGCGTGGCCGGCTCGGCCGGTGCGGCCTGCGGCTCGGACGGCGGCTCCCGCCGGGGCGGCGGCTCCCAGGGCTCGGCATCGCCAGCCTCGAGCAGCGGCATGGCCTGCTCCTCCGGCAGGTCGAGCGGCAGGCCAGCCGCAACGGTGCGGCCCTGGATCTCGCAGGGCCGCTTGGTGCGGATCAGCAT